GAAGCCCACATCAAATCAACCTTCCTGCCATGTACATATTGCTCAAGGTCTACCTCGAAAATGTCTTCTGTGAGATGTAACGTATTCGGATGATTCACTTTATGCATCCTAATAGCTTCTGGATCATGATTAACTGCTATATCAACCTTCCGCCCAAGTGCCATTTCAATTCCCACCGAAGCTCCACCGCCTCCGGCAAAGCAATCTATGATTATTCCCATTTGTCTTACTCCTTATATTTCAGGCAGTATCAGTGCCGGTTTCTTTCTTTCCTGCACCTGCCGCCAGAACTTCTGTTCAGCTTCTGCAAGGAACTTTATATCTTCCTCGACATCTGAACGTTCTATTGTGTAATGTCTCGTCTGAATGTAGATGTTGCCGCTAAATTCGGACTTCAACTGTGCTTTTAATATTGCAAAATCAAATCCTGTAACCATCAGGTAGTGAAGTACCTGGATGTAGTAATTGTCAGGGAGCCTATGGTCCCATTTCTCCTTCTGCATTGATTGCAGGATGTTTGTTGTCTTGATTTCAAGGATACCTGTTCTTCCGGTTTCCTTTTCAATCATCCAGCCGTCCAAGGAAGCATGAGCGAATGGGTATTTATCGTTCAGAAACATATTGTTTTCTGCATATATAACCTGATACTGGGGAAAATCAAGCTGGAAAAGTTCCCGCAAATACGTTTCTGCATGTGTGCCATATTGAACGTATGGCTTATCAGATATATCTTCAGGTTCAACCTGTCCTGTCTTAACCTGCCACAATTCAACATTGCTGCGGTATGGGTTCATTCCCACGATACAGGAAGCGTCGCTTCCACCGATTCGGGACATCCTGTGCTGAAGCCATTCATCCCTGTCTTTCAGATATTTAATTTCAACCATTGTTCACCATCCTGCTAAAATCGAATTGAATCTGTCCTTCTTTATCTAATTGTGAAAGACCTATCTGTTTAATATATTTACGGATTCTCTCGTCTCGGTCTTCATTGCAAGTACATTTTTCTCCAGGGTCAAGAGTTGCTCCGCATGAATTACATACATAATTCCACATCTTTCAAAAAATCCTCCCGTATATCTAACCAAAATTCTGTCTCACATTCTCTACAAATCCACTGGTCATTGTAGTAAACTGCTGTTTCCTGCTGTATTGGTTCTCCACAGCATTCACATACAGGAAGGCTGTCAAGCTGTTGCTGTTGCTCTGCATCATATCTGTCAAAGTCCGCAACCGGATCATCTGTCCAACTCATGTTTATTCACCTGCTTTCTTTCATGTCAGAAATCCATCTGATATTTTCATATACCTTGTTTATGTATTCGTTCCCGGCGTAATCGGGATTACCCGAATTGTACTGTTTTAAGGCACTCGTTAGGTTTCCATCATTCTCATCTATGGCATCAGAAAGAATGATTATTCCCATGTGAATGTTGTCCAAAGGGTCATTAATATTCAGTCCTGCTGCATTTGCGGTTTCCTGCCACCAGCGAGACCAAATCTGCATATATCCAACAGCCTGTCCGTTATCTCCGGTCAGCCATTGAAATTCAGTTTCAGCCTTGATTACGGCAAGAATTAAATCGTATTCAATCCCATATCTTTTGCAGAAATCGAATATTTTTATCTGGAATCCGGAATCAAAGGGGATAAAACCATATCCCCTGAATACCGGTTCTGCTTCTTTCTTAGTTATTAAAGAAGCATGATATTCAGAAATCCCGGTGTCAGAAGTGTTTTTTGCAATCATTAAATCGGCTTCATGTGTCGATACATTTCTGACACCGCTTTCCGGCTTTGGTTTACTTATGTTGATTTTGGCTATCAGTATTGGAACTGTTATCAGAACCGCCATCACAACACTTTTTATTCTTTTCTGCTTCATATCTTGCTCTTTCTACGCATCTTAAAAATCTTTCTGCTGCGTCATAAAGGTTTTTCTGTCTCTTTGCACGTTCTTCATCCGTAAGGTCAGGAAAATAAACAGTATTAACGCCATTGGGATATACTTTTATTACTTTTCTTGAATATGTTGTTGCCATAATCTCATCCCTTTCTTTGATTTACTTTTTATGAAAATATGCCACTACCGGTTGTCTTAATGTTTAAAATTCTTCCGGCTCTATGTCACTGAACAGTCTGTGTTCCATGTTTTCCATGGTTATTCCATCCTTTCTAAGCTGTTTTCCACGCTTTTCGAGGGTTCTCAGATTGTACATGTACTGTCTTCTTCGTAGCTTTATTCTTGCTTCTTTTTTCGCAAGCAAGACATCTTCTGATGCAAGAAGCCTTGTGATTTCAACTTCAACCTGTTCATCTGTCAATAATTCCTGTTTCATAGCTTTCTCCTTAACAATTTGTTGAAATATTATGTTTATTCACCTTATAATCTCATTGGTGTTTGGTCGCACTAATTCAAAATGAAAGAAGGTGAAATATGAGAATTTATGCTTGCCTTCTTGGTAAGTGGATTGACATTACTGAAACAGGAACTGTTGCTGATAATCAGGATCCTGTAACTTATTTTGAGGAGCATCTAAAATATAGTAAAAACTCGAGATCTGCAGATTGCTTCCAATATGACTACATCCATATCCAATACCAAGGTAAAGACTATCGAATAAATCCTGTATTTATTCAGATTGTCACAGAATAAAATTCTGTTTCATCAAGAGGCCAAGTTCTTTTGGTTTCTCAAAAGTCAACTTGGCTTCTTGTGATTCAAAGCCTTTTTCTACTAGATGATTGACTCTGCTCCATTGTGCATGTGTCATTCCTTCCGCCATGTCAATGATTGCTCTGGCGGTTTCTGCATAATCTTTTTTCATTTAGTTCTCCTTTCTATGCTTTATTTCGGTTTAACCGAAATCGCTAGGTAAAAAAATAATCCTATCATAGGGAATATTGTAAAGTCTCTCTATTCTTTTCAATTTAGGAATATCGGGATAGCTTCTACCTCTTTCGTAATTCCCTAATGTATCCTCCGTTATTCCAAGCTTGTCGGCAGCCTGCGCCTGCGTCAATCCGGCCAACTGCCTAGCTTGTTTTAATGTTAATCTTATTTGTGGCATACTCAATCCTTCCTCCCCGTATCGCCGCTAGGTCAGCCACTTTTTACCTCTTACGACTGCACAACTTAATTATAATAAGTATCAAATCGTACAATGCGCAAGTTCCAACTATGATTTTCCATACAAGTCCCCATTTTGCGAACTGCGCCATGACAACTAACAGAACAAGCATAACTGTTACATTATTAATGTTTTTCATTGCTTTATTAAAAACGGTATGTTAGAATAAGGCAAAGGGTTCGGGGCTTTCGCCCCTCCCCTTGCTGTCAGCTAGGACTTAATTGCCTGGATTAAAGCGGCGGTGGCTAACATTGCTTTAATCACTAATTCAATTATGTCTTTGGCTGACAGCGTTTTTTTCTTTGCTTTCTTCTTATTTGACATATCGTTTATCTCCTTTCCTTTGATGCTTAACTCCTTGCTACATTTTGTATTATACTTCGGTTTAACCGAAATGTCAACGGTTTTCCCGAAATATTTTTATTTTCTTCTTGAATTATTTTCGGTTTTAACGTATAATCTGATTGTACTCAATTAAAAGGAGGATTCAGCATGGGACTTGGCAATAAGGAAATAATGGCCAATAACATAAAGTATTACCTTAATTTATATAATAAAACTCCGACTGATGTATGTAAGTTGCTCGGCTTTCCCGCCGCTACTTTTTCAGATTGGATTAATGCCAAATCTTATCCACGTATAGATAAGATAGAACTAATGGCTAACTATTTTGGAATTTCTAAATCAGATTTAGTAGAAGAACATACATCCAAGGACGAGCCCGCAATAATATCATATTACAATTCTTTAAATGATATAGGAAAACAAGAAGCCACTAAAAGAGTAAAGGAACTTACCTACATTCCTCAATATACAACTAAAGAGGTTCTCAATGCTGCACATGCTATTGACGGAGCATCTGATGAGGATAAACAGCATGATGAAGATATCATGAATGATGAGAACTTCTAATATATAATTTTTAAATGGGTGATTTAATGACTTACGAAGAACTTCTTGCTGAAGCAGATAGCCAGAATATAATTACTAAGGAGAAACCTCTGCGTGCCAATGATGGTCGCATTAAAGATAAGCACATAGCCATACGTGTTGATATGACTGAAACAGAAAAATGTTGTGTCATGGCTGAAGAACTTGGACATTATTACACAACCATAGGAAATATCCTCGACCAAAGTACTGTTGAAAATCGCAAGCAGGAGCTTAAAGCTCGGCTCTGGGCTTACAAGCGACTGCTGCCACTCGACTGTTTCATATCCGCATTCAGAAGCGGCTGCAATACTCTATATGAATTCGCCGACTACTTGAATGTTACAGAGGCATTCCTGCAAGATGCTATCAAACGGTATAAATAGATATACGGTACCGACTGGGTGCGTATTGATAATTACGCAGTCCGTTTTTGTCCGGAGCTTGCGATTATGGTTGTATTTTGAGAACGGAAAATCATGGAACTAATCTGGTACATCCAGAATTTAATACAAAAATTTTTTAATATTAGGAGGAGCATATGGAATTTGCTGACAAACTAAAAGAATTTACAAAACGTATTCAAACACTTCAAAATGGTATTAAAACAGAGGAAGCCACCAAAACATCTCTCGTTATGCCATTTTTTAACTTATTAGGATATGACGTATTTAATCCTATGGAGTTCTGCCCGGAATATACTACTGATGTGGGAATTAAGAAAGGCGAAAAAATTGACTATGCGATACTCATAGATGGTATTCCTCAAATTCTGATTGAATGTAAGAGCTGTACCGAATCATTGGATAAACATATGTCACAGTTATTCAGGTACTTCAGCACCAGCCAGGCCAAATTTGGAATACTTACTAACGGAATCATTTATAAATTTTATACAGATCTTGATGAAACAAACAAGATGGATTTAAAACCATTTTGGGAGTTCAATATTACAGAGCTGCGTGACGCCCAAATTACAGAGTTGAAGAAATTTTGCAAAGGCAATTTTGATACCAATAAAATATTTAGTACCGCTGCCGATTTGAAA